TACTCGCTGGCGGCCTCGCTGACCATGCGCACGGCGCGTTCGATGACTTCGGGGGAATACTTGGGTTGCTTCTTCATGACTCCATTCTCTCAAACAATGGAGCCTCTACAAAATCCGGGGCGGTTCAGAACGAAGAACGGGCAGCAACAGGATATCGAAGCTGCTAAGGAGTTGGCCCGGAAGCTCGGGCAGTAGTTGAAGCCGGGGAGCGATCCCCGGCACTTAGCAGCGGTAGTAGGTAGGAATGCAGGTAAGTAGGTAAGTCAGTATTGAGTTAGGTAGTACTACAACGATGAAAGCGAGTAAGAGATGACAACCGTAAAAGACAGGAATGAGGTTAGTGGCGAGCTTGGTGGTTCGGAAATCGAACCATTGACCACGTTCGACTTTGCGGAGCATCTTGACTCTCCTGAGATGCTAGCAGCGTACCTTAGTGAGGCATTCGCAGATGGTGATCCAGCGATGATTGCTAGTGTTCTTGGAGACGCAGCGCGTGCGAAAGGAATGCCGGCGGTTGCAGCCAAGTCTGGGCTTGCGCGAGAGGCCTTGTACAAAGCGCTTCGCCCAGGAAGTCAGCCAAGGTTGGAAACCATCCTTCGAGTGCTCAAAGCGTTAGATCTTCAGTTGGTAGTGCAGCCTATTTCCAACGTTGGAAGCAATGAAGATAGCGAAGACTCAAAAGTATAATTAGTGCTATATAAATAGTAGGATTACTCCTTTCTCTTCAATCAAATTTGCTACTTAAGCCCCCAGTCTTTGGGGGCTTTTTTTATGTGCGCGCCAACAACGCCTTTCCATTTGGAAAAGTTCGGACGGGCAAGAAAATAAATCGCGAACTGCTAAGCTTTCTCTACCTTTACTAGGAGCAAGTCCATGCCCTTCGCCGAACGCTACCTCAACGCTCTGAACTCTTCCAATCTGCAGGACGATGAGCTGCACAAACAGACCGAAGTTCTTGCCGCCGCAGCGCTGGCGGACCTCTCGGGCGGCTCGGGAAGCGTGTTTGGCTCCATGCTCGCGCGCGTGAAGTATGGCGACGGCATCAGTCACAAGACGTTTGAGGCAGGCAATCACAACCTGGCTGTGCTGCTGAAGGTTTGGACGCAAGCCGTGGTCGAGAAGGGCGTGGCGCGCCAGTGGATCAAGATCAAGCACGAATGGGACATCGCCGCCGCATACGGCATCTATCGGAAGATCGCACTGCATTCACTGGCCCATTGGCTCGGCGGAGAGTGCGAGCAGTGCAACGGCACGAAGGTCAGCACCAGCTCGGGCCGAGCGTGCACGCACTGTGCCGAGACTCCAGGCCGCGAGCCGGTCAAAGGCGGCGCCCTAGAGGTCCGCTACGTCAAGGACATGGTGAGCGAGCTGGAGAGCCTGTGTCAGTCGCACGGTGCACGTGCCGGCGCGAAGATGCGGCAAGCAGCATAGATCGATTAGGCCTTGACGAAATTAAGTTAAGAAACGGTTCCAGTAGCCCAGTTCACCGTGTAAGGGCGGGAATGTGGATCCGTATTGAAAAGCATTTGGAGCATCGTTGCGCCGTTGACTTCTTGGCTGCCAAAGCAGTGCTGGCCCGCCTCCAGAAATGCTTGCATCAGCTCCCAGATGTTGAAGTCATGCTTCGCCGCCTGCAAAATCCAGTGAGCCAATGCCTGAGCGTCGGTAACCTCCTTTAGAGGCAAAGCCCAAGCGCCATGGTCGACATTCAAAATGGTCAAGTTATTAGGGTCAAACTTCCAGCTGCTCATTTTTGCTCCAATGGACGAAGAGACTAAATAATACTTTTCACTTGGAAACTAAGCAAATCGTAGCTCATCTGTATTGCGTCACCTAAAAAACAGGCGTAAACTCAAGTCCTCAACACAGTTCCCTCGGCACCATGTAATGCGCGCCTCCCGGCGCCACCATCACCCGAGGCAGTCGAAACATCCCGCCCGCGTTAAAGCCCGCGTTCGCCCGAAGAAAGCCCGCACCAATCAGGTATGCGGGCTTTTGCGTTAACGGACAGTGCTTAGAAGCCGAGACAAGCTTCAAGTGTGCTTAGGTACTTGAGAGGGCCTTTTGTCGCCATCTCACGAGCGGACAGGTCAACGACCAACATTTCATCTTTTGTGGCGTTAAATCCACTGGAAACGTACAGGTGATTGCACAGGCTCGCAGCAGTGTGGTTTGCTCGAAGTGCAAAGAACGAAGAGGTTTCTTCCCAGACGGCGCCCATACCGCCTCCAGCCGCATGTACGGCGGTGACGAACGAAGTATACCGATTCTGGTAATCCTCATCTTGTTTGATGCGGAAGCTAATTATAAAGTTCGCCACGTTCAGTTCTCCTTTGTTATTGGAAAAGAAACGATAGCACGACAGCTGAGAGTCTGCGATCTTTCGAATTAACTGGCTCTAAGTCAGTGGCCACACAAAGCCTAAGCATGACAATCACGTTCCACGTGCGCGGATGACGGCTGAGGGCTTTGTGTGGCGAGGAAACGCGCCGTCGGCGCGCAGCGGATCTGCATCCGCGACTTAGCCGGCCCATGCAACCGGCCGCCACAACCCGTCTCCAATCCAAAAGATCGATCTGGATTTCGCCGCCTGATGCAGCAATGCGTCGGCGGCCTTTTTATTTGTGAGGTCACCCATGAGCGTAGAAGCAGAAGTCGTTTGGTTGCGGTTCGTGATGCAGCTGCTGCGCGAGGATGCGGTGATCGATGCTGCTCGGGCAACGGCATGAGAGGCCCGGCTGACATCTACGTCGCGGAGATAGTGCGCGCTGTCCTGGGTAGCCAAGCGAGCCAAACCAAGGTTGCCGACCTGGCTCGCGTGCGTCGCATCGCCGAGCACCTGCTGCAGTGCGAGGATGCTCAGGCAGCGCTACGCGCTAAAGCTACGGTCGCTCGGGCATGACGTTCGTCGAGCTGGTGCGCGAAGTGCCGGATAACTCGCCGGGCATCCTGAAGAGGATATTCCGGCCGGCGCCGAGGCAGACCCATGGTCTCCGGTATTCGCCGGAAGACATCGAGCGCTTTTTTCGCATGTCGCTGGACTGATGCCGAAGCTTCAGACCCTCAAGCCACGCCTGCAGGCTGCCGGCAGTCGACTCCCAACGCTTGCGCCAGTGCGGCCCGAGACGGTGCAGCGCAAGCGCGGCTGGGCCGGCGTGCAGGACCGTGAGCGGATCCGGAGGCGCGATTGCGGCCTATGTCAGGAATGCTTGAGACAAGGTCGCACAAGCGTCGGCACAGTGGTCGATCACAAGATCCCGCTGTGGAAGGGCGGTAGCGACGACGACTCGAATAAAGAGTTGCTGTGCCAGACCCCTTGCCACGACGCCAAGAGCGCACGGGAAGCGAAGGAGCGCGCGCGCGGCTGGTAGCAGCACGGTGTCGCTGTTCGCCGGCCCATCGAGCCGCCAAGGGGAGGGGGTACCGTATCCCTAGAGCAACTTATTGGTCCGACACCGCATAGTCTCTCATTCGCAGAAAAAATTCCCCCTGGAGGAAATTGTTAATGGCTTTAACAGGCAAAAAGCGAGCCTTCGCCGATGCCGTTTTGGCCGGGTTCTCGAATAAGGAAGCGGCGATCCGTGCCGGCTTCAGTGAAAAAACGGCGTCAGCTGCCGGGTCCCGAAATGTTAAAGACCCGGATATTAAAGCCTACCTCGATAAGCACCGCGCAGTGGCATCCAAGGGCGCCGCCGCTCCGAATAAATCGGCGCCCACCACGGCGCCGCCGGGCGATGACTTCATTGAAATTCCCCCAACCGCAGACCCGATCGAATTCCTGACGACGATCATGAACGAGCCGGCGGCCGATCTCCGATATCGGATTGACGCGGCCAAAGCCATGCTGCCGTTTAAACATCAGAAGCTGGGTGAGGGCGGAAAAAAGGATCAAAAGCAGGACGCGGCCAAGAAGGTGGGCGCTGGCAAGTTTGCCGCGGCCGCGCCTCCAAAGCTCGTTGCCGCCGGTGGAAAGAAGGTTTAAATGCCGGACTGGACAACAGCATGCCCTGACTGGGCAGCGCGCCTGCTCGCCGGCACGACGATCATTCCGCCGCCGATTTTCCCTGAGCAGGCCGAGCAAGCGCTCGCAATTTTCAAGGAACTCAAGATCGTTGACGCGCCGGGCAGCCCGACCTTCGGCGAATCCTGCGCTGAATGGGTTTTTGACCTGGTGCGCTGCATTTTCGGCGCCTACGACGCGGAGAGCGGCCGGCGACTGATCGTCGAATTTTTTGTGCTCCTGCCGAAAAAGAACTCGAAGTCGACGGTTGCGGCCGGGATCATGCTGACGGCGCTGATCCTGAACTGGCGCCAGTCGGCGGAGTTCTCGGTGCTGGCGCCGACCGTCGAGGTGGCAAACAACGCATACACGCCGGCGCGTGACATGGTGCAGAAGGACGAAGAGCTCGACGCGCTGATGCATGTGCAGTCACACGAAAAAAAGATTACACACCGCGAAAGCAACTCGACTCTCAAGGTGTTGGCGGCCGATCAAAACACGGTCGGCGGCAAGAAGTCAGTCGGCACCCTGATCGACGAGCTGCACCTATTCGGCAAAATGTCGAGTGCTGAAAACATGTTCCGTGAGGCGCTAGGCGGCCTGGCATCTCGCCCTGAAGGCTTCGTGATCTGGTTGACGACGCAGTCCGACGAACCGCCGGCCGGCGTCTTTAAACAGAAGTTGGAGTATGCGCGCAAGGTGCGCGATGGCGAGATCGTTGACCCCGCCTTCGTGCCGATCATCTTCGAGCATCCGCCGGAAATGGTGGCCTCGGGCGAATGCCTGCTGCTTGAGAACATGGCGATGGTGAACCCGAACATCGGCTTTTCCGTCGACCAGGCTTTCCTCGAGCGCGAGTTCACGAAAGCACAGCAAGCCGGCCCGGAATCGTTCCGGGGCTTCATGGCCAAGCACGCCAACGTCGAAATCGGCCTCAACCTACGGTCCGACCGCTGGGCCGGCGCGGGTTTCTGGGAGCAGCAGGGCCAGCTTGAGCGGACGTTCTCGTTGGACGACCTTGTTGCGCGCTCGGAAGTGGTCGCCATGGGTGGCGACGGCGGCGGTCTCGATGACCTGCTTGGCCAATACGCGATCGGGCGCTGCAAGGAGACGCGGCGGTGGCTCGGATGGGCGCACGCCTGGGCGCACCCTTCTGTGCTAGAGCGCCGCAAGGAAATCGCGCCCCGGCTCCTGGACTTCGCCAAGGACGGGCATCTGACCCTTGTGCAGCGCATCGGCGACGACGTCGACGAATTTGCCGCGAATGTCGCCAAGGTCTACGAGTCTGGACTGCTCTTCAAGATGGGTATCGACCCCAGCGGCATCGGCGGCATCCTCGACGCGATGTTGCAGGCCGGCGTTCCTGAGGACCGCATCATCGGCATTTCGCAGGGTTGGAAGCTGACCGGGCCAATCAAGACGGCCGAGAGGAAGCTGGCTGAAGGTGTATTTGTGCATGGCGCGCAGCCGCTGATGGCATGGTGCGTCGGCAATGCCAAGGTCGAGCCCCGCGGTAACGCCGTGCTGATCACCAAACAAATCTCCGGTTCGGCCAAGATCGACCCGTTGATGGCGATGCTCAACGCGGTCGAGCTGATGTCAATGAATCCCGAGGCAGCGCAGGCTACTTCAATCTACGACGAGGGCGTAACGATATGAGCATTCTCGACTGGGCGACCCTCATTGCCGGCTTTCTGGGCTTGGCTTCCATTGTCATCGGCGCCGGCATGGTCTACCTGCCGGCCGGCTTCATCGTGGCTGGTCTCGGCCTGATGGCTTGGTCGTACGTCGTCGCACGCGCGCAGGCGCCAGCCGGCAACAAAGGATAACGGATGTTCGCCAAACAGTTTTTCAGTCCGCAGATTGCTACCGGCAGCGGTGGCTGGCTGTCTGGTCTCGGCGGCGCCCGTTCCGATGCCGGCCCACTGGTCACCGTGGAGTCCGCACTTGCGATGACAGCGCTGCAGAATTGCGTGACGCTGCTGGCCGAGAGCATCGCGCAACTGCCACTCGAGCTCTTCCGACGCACCAAAGACGAAGGACGGGAGGCGGCGAAGGATCACCCGCTATACAACGTCCTAGCCTACAGACCGAATGGCTGGCAGACGCCGCTCGAATACCGTGAGGGGTCGCAGCTGTCGGCGGGCACGCGCGGTAATTCGTACAGCATCATTGCGCGCGATCCCGACGGCACTGTTACGGACCTGCTTCCGCTGCCGGCGAACTCGGTCCAGGTTATGCGCGGGCCGGACCTCCAGCCGTATTTCAGTATCGACGGACAAGAGCCGGTCCCACAGCGCATGATCCACCACGTGAGATGGTGGAGCCTGAACAACTACGTCGGCGTCTCGCCGATCATGCTGCACGCTAACGCCATCGGGCATGCCCAGGCAATGCACCAATATGCAGGGAAGTCGTTCCTGAACGGGACGGCGCTGTCGGGCGTGATTGAGCGGCCGCGCGAGGCGCCACCGATCAAGGATCCATCGGTCATCGACCGCATTACGGACCAGTGGCAAGCCAAGTACAGCGGTGCCGCCAATGCCAAGCGCGTCGCCATGCTACAGGAGGGGATGACCTTCCGCGCGCTGTCGATGACAAACGTCGACGCCGAGCTGATCTCGGCGCTGAAGCTGAGCGCGCTGGACATCGCGCGCATCTACAAGGTGCCGCCGCACATGATCGGCGAGTTGGACAAGGCCACGTTCTCGAATATCGAGCACCAGGCCATCCAGTTCGTGATCTACACGCTTCTGCCGTGGATCAAGCGGCACGAGCAGGCGATGATGCGCGACCTGCTGTTGCCAAGCGAGCGCAATACCTACTACATCGAGTTCAACGTCTCCGGACTGCTGCGCGGCGATCAGAAGTCTCGCTATGAGGCGTACGCGATCGCCCGCCAGTGGGGCTGGCTGTCCGTGAACGACATCCGGCGTCTGGAAAACCTGCCGCCTGTGAAGGGCGGCGACACCTACCTGCAGCCGCTCAACATGGTCGACGCGGCTAAGCCGCTGCCGGTCGTACAGCCCAAGGCAAGCCCCGAAGCAGTCGCCGAAATTGAAGGAATCCTCGCATGAAAAACCGCTTCCGCCTCGCTAGTCTCATCTTCAACCAGCCGCTCATGGTCACCGAGGCGATGCTCGACCAGGTTGCGGCCTGGGCCAACCAGCAGATGAGCCTGAACATCGTCAACCTGAGCGTCAACGGCGCCCAGCCGCAGATGATGGAAGACGACGGCCCGTACGAGAGCTCCGCAGCGCGCGCCGAGGAAGCGCGCCGCCAGGCGATCGCCGATACTGGCGTTGCGATGATCCCGATTCACGGTGTCCTTGTCAGTCGCAGCACCCAACTGAACGTCTGTGAGACGATGACCAGCTACGAGGATATCCGCGCCCAAGTTGTTGCGGCGTTGGCGGATCCGGCCGTTGAGCACATCGCTTTCGACATCGACAGCCCTGGCGGCAGTACGACCGGCGCTTTCGAACTGGCTGACTTCTTATTCGAGGCCCGGGCCATCAAGCCGATGAGCGCGATCGTCAATTTCAGTGCGTACTCGGCCGCCTACCTGATGGCCGCGGCCATCGGCGACGTCTCGATGTCGCGTACCTCTGGTGTCGGCTCAGTCGGCGTGATCGCCAAACACATGGACATCTCAGCTCGAAACGAGCAGATGGGTGTGAAGGTGACGACCGTGTATGCCGGCGCCCACAAAAACGATCTGAGCCCCCATGAACCTCTCTCGGATCAGTCGCTGAAGTTCCTCAATGACATGGTGCAGAACTACTACGGGCAATTCGTCGACGCTGTCGCCAAGTACCGCGGGATTGGTGTAGATGCAGTTCGCGGCACCGAAGCTGGCGTACTGTTTGGTCAGGCCGGCCTCGACATCGGCTTTGCCGACCGTATTGAGACGCCACAGGCTGCAGCTGACCGCATCGCCGCCCAAGCTCGCCAGACACGCGCATCGCGTAATACCAAACAGTCTTCCATCGGCGCCCGCGCGAAAGCGATGGCGGTCCAAAACCAACTTTGACCGCGTTCGCGGGACAAGCAACCAAGCCGCCCTCGAGGCGGCTTTTTCTTATCTAGGAGAGAGGCATATGCCAACCATTAACGAGCTCCGCAGCGAACGCGCCAAGGTCAACGCCAGCGTGCAAGCACTGGCCAAGATCGAAGCCGACGGCGGCCAACTGACCGCCGAACAGCTGACCGAGTTCACGGGCCTGCAGACCAAGTTCGCCGACCTGACTGCACAGATTACCCGCATGGAAGCTGCCGAAAGCATCGCCGCTGCCGCCGCGGTGCCGGTCGACCAAGCACACGGCCGCGCTCACCAGCCGGCCGCCCCGCCGGCTGCAAGCGTGCCCGCTACCCCGCGCACCGCGGAGGTGCCAGGCGCCGGCCTGTCGCGCATGGTCCGCGCACTGGTCGCCGCCCAAGGTAACCAACAGGCCGCCGCAAAGTTCGCGATGGACAACCAGTTCGGCGAAGACGTCGCGATGGCCCTGAGCACCCTGACCCCTGGCGCCGGCGGCGTGCTGGTGCCGACCAACATGGCCCGCGAGGTCATTGAGCTGTGGCGTCCGAAATCGGTCGTGCGCAAGCTGGGCGCCCGTTCGCTCCCCCTGAACAATGGCAACGTCACCCTGCCGCGCCTGAAGGGCGGTGCTGTCGTTGGCTATATCGGCACCGAGAACGACATCCCGGTCACCGGTCAGCAGTTCGATGACCTGAAGCTGTCGAGCAAAAAGCTCGCCGCCCTGGTCCCGATCTCGAACGATCTGCTGGCTTACTCGGGCGCGAACCCGAATGTCGACCGTATCGTCGTGGACGACGTCTCGTCGGCTATGGGGGCACGCGAAGACAAGGGCTTCATCCGCGACGATGGCACCAGCAACACGCCGAAGGGTCTGCTGGCCTGGGCGCTGGCCGGCTTTAAGATCGCCGCATCGGCCGGCGACACGCTGCAGAAGATCGAGACCGATCTGAACAAGCTGATCCTTTGCCTGGAAGGCGTCGATGCCAACATGGGCGCGCCGGGCTGGATCATGTCGCCGCGTACCTTCCGCTTCCTGGAAGGCCTGCGTGACGGTAACGGCAACAAGGTCTATCCGGAAATGAAGGACGGGAATCTCAAGGGCTACCCGATCGGCAAGACCACTCAGGTGCCAAACAACCTCGGCGCCGGCTCGAACGCGTCGGAAATCTACTTCGTCGACTTCAACGACTGCTTCATCGGTGAAGACGAGAACCTGATGATCGACTACTCGAAGGAGGCATCCTATAAGGACACCGACGGCAACATGGTCAGTGCCTTCCAGCGTGACCAAACCCTGGTGCGCGTGATCGCCAAGCACGACTTCGGCCCGCGCCACGTCGAATCGGTCGCGATCCTGACCGGCGTTACCTGGGGCGCTTAACGCGGCCTGACCGCCAGCCTCCTTCGGTGGGCTGGCTCTCTTCATCCTGACAAGGAACCAATATGCAATCGGTCAAATTCATCAAGCCCTGGAAGATCTACAGCCCCGGTGATATCGCCGGCTTCGAAGCTGAGCAGGCGGAAGCCCTCGTCAAAGGCAAAGTGGCGGAACCGTACGAGGCGGAAGCCAAAGCGGTCAAGGCCGCCACGAAGTAATCCCATGAGCCCCGAAACCGCCGCATGGCTCGCCAACGTGCGCGCCGAGCTGGCGGCCGGCTCTTCTCGTCACCGTCCCCGCTAAAAGGGGATCGGTGGCGATCTTCCCTGAAGACATAGTCGGGAAAACCGACGACGAGCTGCTGGCGTTTATCGCCGGCCGGCTGAACGGATAGACAGGCCAAGCATGAAATTTGCAACCCGAGTCAAGGAATTGATGGCGACTTCCGCCACCAGCACGAGCACCATCACGCTCCTCGGCCCGGTCGCCGGTTTCCGCTCCGTGGCGAAGGCCATTGCAGGCAATGCCTTGACGGCTGGCGATACAGGTGTTTGCTTCATGGTCGAGGACAATGCCGGAAACTGGGAAGAGGGCATGTACACCCTCACCAGCGCGACCCAGCTGACGCGCACGTCGGTTACGGCCAGTTCGAATGACGGCGCTGCCGTGACTTTCCCGAACACCAGCACGAAGACCGTTTTCAACACCGTTCCGGGCTCCTTTCTCGCGTCGCTGCTCTCGACGGCCGATGGTATCACCCCGGCGCAGCTGGCCGCGCTGTCGAGTGTCTCGGCCTCCACGAAGCTGCTCGGCCTGGACGCGAACAACGGCGTCGTCACCGTGGCGGCCGGCCTGCTGCCGGGCGGTACGGGCGGCGGTCCGGGCGACACTACGGTGCCGACGATGAACGGTTCGCTGACGTCGGCGAACGTGAGCGCCACCGCGGCTACGCTGAATTGGTCGGCGGCGTCCGACGCCGTCGGCGTCACTGGCTACGAAGTCAGCAAGGACGGCGGCACGACCTATACGGCGCTCGGCGTTGTCCTCAGCTACACCTACACCGGTTTGACCGCGTCGACCGTCTACGCCATGCGCGTACGCGCCTTCGATGCCGCCGGCAACAAGGCGGCCCCGCTGTCGCTGTCCGTCACGACTGCCGCTGCGAGCGGCGACACCACGGCGCCGAATCTGGCCGGCAGCCTGACCACGACCAACGTCACCGCAACCGGCTACACGATGAATTGGCAGGCGGCCACCGATAACGTCGCCGTGACTGGCTACGAGACCAGCACCGACGGCGGCACGACGTTCAGCGACGCCGGCAACGTGACCTCGCGCGCCATCACGGGCGCCACCGCATCGACCACGTACAACCTGCGCGTACGCGCATACGACGCCGCCGGCAACCGCTCGAACGTGCTGTCGGCCAGCGTGACGACCAACGCTGCTGCAGCAGGCATGGACACGAAGTACGCGATGTACAACACAGACGGTAAAGGCGGCGCCGCGGCTGTGGTCTACCCAGCGCCGGGCAACATCTCGACGAACGGTTATTATGCCGCCGACGTCAGTCTGTATGTCCGCACTCCTGCTGGCACGGCTGCACTGGCGGCCGAGGTCGTCCAAGTGGCATGGAGCAAGCGCAGCGGCGGCGTTCCGGTCAAGCCGGACCTGGCAACCTATACGCAGAACGGCCAGAAGCGTGCACTTACCCGCCTGGGCGGCTGGGGCGACGGCGACACGCCGAACAGCAACGGATACTACGGCCTGTACAGCACCAACGGCAACGGCTCGCTGTTCATATGGAGCGCTACAGGTGGAACCTTCGACCTGTGGCTGTTCTACTCGGACGGCTCGGCTGAACCGTACGACAACGGCACCGGCACGCCGGTCGGCCTGGTGCTGACCTGATGGCGCGCGTCCTGATCGACGCCTCGGGCCGCTTCGTGCTGGCCGGCGCCCGTGGGTTCGTCGACGCCCCGCTCGGGGCCGATACCGGCATACCTGTCGCCAGCGACCCGCCAATCCCCGGCACGAGCACCACGACTGCGCTGACCCTGACCGACTTCAAGACCGCGCACGCACTGGCTTTTCCAGTCGTGCAACGCAGGGCTGGTACCTACGATGACACGAACGCAGGCTCGGCCGACATGCCGGTCCTGTTCACGTTCGCCGGCGGCGCGCCGAGCTATCCGCAGGCCCGCGTCATCAAGGCCGTTGGCGGCGCCGTGGTCAAGGACTGGACGACGCTCGCAAACGTCTCCGTCGTCGGCTCGACCGGCCTCGGCACGCTCGCGGCTGTTCCGGCCGGCGCCGGCTACCTGCTGCAGATCCGCGATGGTCAGCAGCCATCCAATGGCGCCACGAACAGCAGCGGCGCACAACGCTGGGGTGTGGGCGTGTGCGTGCTTGCGATGGGCCAGTCGAACATGGTCGGCACCCTGAGCGCCGACGGGCCGTTCGATATCGTGCCGGGCACCTCGCTTAAAGAGGTCGAATACTACGAGCAGAACGGGAACGGCGTGTTCTTCGGCACCGCTGCAGGCTTCGTGTCAACCGGCGCGACGAGCGTGTCTACCGGTAGCACCAGCAGCGGCAGCGATGCCGGCCCATCGTACGGCGGCACGCTGTCGTTTGTCCGGATCGTGGCCGCAGGCCTCAAGGCGAAATACGGCAAGGACGTTCCGGTCTGCCTGATCCCTTGGGCCTTCGGTGCAACCTCGATCGACTACTATCTGCCCGGCGGCGCGGCTTATGACGGCCTGTTCCTGGGCACGGGTGCCAGGGCCGGCACTGTGAATTTCAAGTCGACCCGTGATTACTGGGCCGGCGATTTTGAAGGCTGCGTGTGGCACCAGAACGAAGCCGATGACGCTATGGACGGCCCGACATACCTCGGTCGCCTTAAAACTCTTTACGGAAAGCTGCTCGAATACGTGGTGCCGTTCGGCCGCGATGCGTCAACCCTGTTTTTCCTGCCTGCCGTGCCGGGCGTCTACGCCAGCATAACGAACGTCGAAGGTAAGCGAAAAGCCGTGCTTGACCTCGACGCCTACGCCCGCGCGAACAACTGGCCCCTGGTGCGCGCCGGCTGGAATTGCCTCGATCTCGACCCGCGCGACGGCGGCGATGGCCTGCACTTCCAAGACGTCGCCGGCGGCATGCAGTACCGCCGCATGAGCGTGAAGCGCCTGACGCAGGCCGTCAAGTACATGGTCAAGTGCGCCTCGTTCACAGGGCTTGGACCAAAGATAACGAGCGCCACGCGGGCCGGCAACGTCATCACAGTTAACGTCGCCCACGATGGCGGAAGCGCACTGGTGCTGCGCAAAGCCGGCCAGCCGATCACCGGCTGGAGCGTGAAGGACAACACGGGCGCGACCATCACGGCCGCCGTGGCGATCGCCAGCGCGAACACCGTGACGCTAACCCTGTCGGGCTCGCCGGTTTACCCCGTCACCATCCAGCACGGCGGCGGCATGGGGCCGGACGTGTCGAACGTGATCGTCGACAACGTGAGCTATCCCGAGGGCTGCAGCGGTCTCGACCTGATGACTAATGGCCGGCCGGTCCTGCCAACCCCTGACGCCATTCCTGTTACTTAAGGAGCCCGCATGCTTGGCTTTTATCCAGTCGGTGCGGCATCCATCGGTGACCAGGGCGGCGCGCAGGCATTAGGGGATGCGCCGGGTGGAACTGTCGTCCCGCCGTCCCGATCGGTGGATTTCGACGGCGGGAGCAATCGGGTGGACTTTGGCGGTGGAACGAACCGCGCGAATTTTGATGGTGGAACCAACAGGGTGAATTTCTAATGGCTGATCCAACATATGCAAACGGCAAGTGGACTGTGCCGAAGGACCCGGACGATATCCGCTTCTACAAGTTCGGCTTCGCAAAAGATCTGACGGATTCCCAGACATCGCCTCATCCGACCAAGCCGCCGATCGCGATCTGCGGCGGCGTGAGCCTGGCGACGCATCCGGATGGGATCTCCAATCTGCGAGTTTCCGGAACCGACGTCATCGCCTACTTGGGCGGCCTGGACTTGGCGAACAACGCGGCGAACTTCTGCACCGTGCGGCTTTACTGCGCGAACGGGGAGCAAATCGACCGCACCATTTGGTTTGTCAGGGAGGATCACTGATGGCGGATCCGATTTACCCAATCCTGTACACCGCGCCAGAAGGCGTGACGCTTCGAAAGGCGGAGCATCCGCCTGGTGGAGCACCAGCTGCAGGCCAAGAAGCGGGGCCGGCAGAATACGCGCGGGCCCCATCTGCCTCCGGAGCGCCGGACACTGGTGTGCGGCTGGCGGCAACCCGAAGGAATCTCCGATGAGCACACGACTGATCTCGCCTCCAGGCGCACTGGCGGTATCGATGGAAGCTGCACGACGCCAAGCTCGAGCAAGCGGCACTGCGCTCGACAACGAAATCACCGGCAAAGTGCAGGGCTTCACAGAGGAAGCAGAGTACGAGACCAACCGGGCTTTCGTCAATCAGACCTGGGAGGAGGCGCTCGACGCGTTCCCGGTTGGACTACGCGGCGGGCCTGGAGCGATTCAGCTGACGAAGTCACCTGTTGTCAGTGTCCTATCCGTGAAGTTCTACGACGCCGCCGGCGTATTGCGAGCGCTTTCGCCAGAAGACTACCTAGTCGATGCCAAAAGCGAGCCGGGTTACATCGTGCCGGCGCCTGGCAAAGCCTGGCCTGCGACCACGGCACGCATCAACGCCGTAGAGGTGCAGTATGTGGCGGGCTTCGGTCCGAGTACTGACGACGTACCGGCTGCGATCAAGCAGTACATCCTCGGCAAGCTTGAAAACGACTATGCCCCCAACCCTAATTCGCAGCACCTGTGTCGATTGCTCGACAGGTATCGCGTCTACCTCTAAGGTTTGTTATGGCAGCACTCAGAATGGACGAGCAGGTAACTCTGGTCAAGCGTGAAGCCGGCCAAGACTCAAAGGGGCGACCGCTCGACAACTGGATGCCGCTGTTCCCAGAGATATGGGCGAACGTCAGATTCCAGTCGGGCGCTGAAGTTGTACGCGGCGGCGCCGAAACATCGATCGTGCGCGTCTCGATCAGGATCTGGGCCCGAGATGACATCGACGGCGACATGCGCATCCGTCACCTAGGCAAAGACTACAACATCAAATCCGCAATGCCTGATTCGAACGACCGGCGCTTCATGTTCTTGGTCTGCGAGAGCTTTAAATGAGCATGCTTTCGGTCGACATGGCCAGCCTGGACTCGATGTTGGATGCAATGGGGGATCGCGCTGAAGCTGCAGCCCGGCCCGCGGCGCAAGCGGCTTCACAGGTTCTGTATGACGAGGTCAAGCGCAACGTCTCGGTTATACCGCACAAGTCAGGGCGTCTCGATAGCGCGATCTACCAGGTGTACTCGCAGTCGAACTCTGGTGAGGGCAGGGCGACGTACCACGTTAGCTGGAACGTTCGGAAGGCGCCGCACGGCCATCTGGTCGAATTCGGGCACATTGCCCGGTATGTGACCTACATCGGCAAGGACGGCAACTTCTACACTGCCAAGCGTCCTGAGTCGAAGGGAAAGCCAAAGCCGCGCCGCGGCGCACCGCAGGCCGAGAAAGACGCGTATTACGTGCCGCTGCCGGCGCCGAAACAGACCCGGGCTGTTGCGTTTGTTCGCCGCGCCCAGGTCAAGTTTCCGCAGGCGCTTGCAGCCGCAGCTGACGTGCTCCAAAGGGAAACTCAATGAGTCTGGAAGAAAAGCTTACTGCAGCCCTTCGATCCATTTGCCCACGAGTGTTTCGAGGTGTCGCGCCGGTTGGCACCGAGCAGCCGTACATCACGTACCAGCGCATAGGCGGTCAATCCATGAGCTTCATCGACAACGCCCTGCCGGACAAGCGGAACGCACTGATTCAGGTGAATGTCTGGGGCGGTGATCCCGATGCGTTGATCCTGCAGGTAGAACAGACGCTCCGCGCGGCGACTGACATGCAGGCGTCGCCCGAAGGTGAATCGCGAGACGCCGACGAACCGGACATGGAGCTGGTCGGCGCCTCGCAGGACTTCGACATCTGGGCTGGCCGCTAAGTCTCCCACAACCAAAACCGAGCCGCTCCGAGCAATCCGGGCGGCTTTTTTCATGCCCGGCTCCCGGGCTCTTTACTAGAAAGGCCCATACCTCATGGCGATTTCCGTTCCTAACGGTGCTTCCTTCGCGGTCGCATCTGCATACGCTGCGGCGATCTCGGTTTCCGCTGCTACCAACGCAACCGAGTGCGTCCTGACCACCGCTGCTAACACCTACGCCGTAGGTGACTTCCTCGAATTCACCAGCGGCTGGCCGCGCGCCAATGGTCGCGTCTTCCGCGTGAAGGCCGCCACGGGTACCACCGTGACGCTGGAAGCCTTCGATACCACCTCGACGAAGATTTTCCCTGCCGGCGCTGGTACCGGTTCGGTGCGCAAGATCTCGACTTGGGTGCCGATCCCCTATATGAAGGCGTTCGAAGTCTCCGGTGGCGATCCGAAGTACAACACCGAAGAGTTCCTCGACTACCCGGACGAGATCCAGATGCCGAACGGTTTCTCGGCCACCTCGGTGACGATGACCATCGCCGACGACCAGACCTTGCCGCACCACGCCGTTCTTCAGTCGGCCACCGACACCCAAAGCGCCACCGCGGTGCGCGTCGTGTTGCCTTCGGGCGCCACGCTGCTGTACAGCGGTTTCCTGGGCTTCAACCCGAGCCCGACCCTGGGCAAGGGGAACGCCATGGTCGTGAAGTGCGGCATGGCGCTGCAGGGCCGTCCGGTCCGCTACGCCTCGTAAGACAGTGTTGCCAGCTGGCGCCGACCGTGGCGCTGGCTTTTCCGCCGCAGGGTCGCCCCCTGCGGTCTTTTTATCCAGATCCCGAGAGAACAACATCATGGCAAAAGTCACCCTGGGCAAGCGCCCGCAGTCGTTCAAGCGTACCGTCTCGTTCCCGATGCCTGGCGAGGCCGCTGGCACGATCGAGGTCGAGTTTAAGTACCGCACGCGAACCGAATTCGCGAAGTTTTCCGACGAGTTCCAGGCGAAAGTAAAGGCCGAAGGCGAAAAGGAAGTCGCCCGGATCACCACGGCAATCGAGAAGAGCGAGGAAGTCGCCGCGCCGACTGAAGCCGACGTCACCGTACGCCAGAACGCGCTGTCGGTCGCCTACCTGATGGGCGCGGTGCTGGGCTGGAACCTGGACGAAGAATTCTGCGAGGAAGCGGTCGCCCAACTGGTCGACGAGCTGCCGGCCGCCGCCAAGGCGATTGCGGACGACTATCGCGCCGCGATCAGCGAAGGCCGTCTGGGAAACTAGCAGACGCTGCCCGAGCCATGTTCACGCCGGTGCCAAGTGAGCATGAGCTTGCGGCAGCCGGCTTGACGGCCGAAGACTTCGCCGGCGAGGCGGTTGAAGTCTGGCCCGAAAACAAACGGGCTTACTCCCTATTCGTCGAGTTGCAAACGCAATGGCGGGTTGGCGCGGCGGGCCCGACCGGGCTTGACTACAACACCCTGTTTCACAAGATGGACCGGATGCGTCTTGAGCCCGACGACTACGACGAGCTCGAGGCAGATATCCGGACGATGGAATTCGCCGCTCTGGAAGCGATGAACACGAAGGAATGACATGACCGAAGAGCGCCGCGTACAGCTTGTTGCCGAGGTAGACACTACTCGCACCCGTGCAGGATTCCAGGAGATCGGGCAGCAGGCCGGCCAGATGGCGCAGCAGGTCACCCAGGCCGGTGAGCGCGCAGAGCGTGCGGTTGCTGGCGTCGGCTCTGGCGCTTCTACATCCTCGCGAAACGTCGACGCCGCCAGCCGCAGCATCATCGGGTCTATCCAGCGCACAACCGCTGCCATGGAATCTGGCGGTCGCGCGACGGCGCAATATTACGAGGTTTTGGCCCGTCAGCGCGGCATTGACCCAAACACTTTGACGCCCTACCTCGCGCAATTGCGTGCTGTCGAGCAGGCTCAGGCCAATGCTGCTCATACTGCAGCAGAGCAGCAGGCAGCGCAGACACGAGCTGCTGAGGCGGCGCGCGCGGCGGCCGCAGCGCAAAGGGAGCTGGCGCAGGCGCAGGCAACGCGGGATAACTTCGTCGCGTCGCTGCAGGATCAGGTGAATGCCATTGGGCGCACCCGTGTGGAATTGCTCGAGCTTCGCGCTGCGCAGCTAGGTGTTTCCGATCACGCAGCCCCCTTCATCGCTAGATTGCGGGAAGCCGAAGGAGGTTTGACCCGTACCGGCGTGTCCGCTGCCCAGACTGCAAATGCGCTGCGCCAAGTGCCTATGCAGTTCACCGATATAGTGACTTCACTGCAGGCCGGTCAGGCGCCGCTGACGGTTCTACTGCAGCAAGGCGGTCAGCTGCGCGACACTTTCGGCAGCACCGGCGCCGCCGCGCGTGCTCTCGGTGGTTACGTCGTTGGCCTGATCAACCCGTACACCGTAGCCGCAGCAGCCGCGGTCGCCCTGGCGCTGGCCTACAAGGCGGGCGCCGAAGAGGCTTCGGGCTACGCCCGCGCGATCGCGGTCACCGGGAACGCTGCCGGCGCAACCGTCGACCAGCTCTCCCAGGCCGCGCGTCAGATCGCGGCCGTGAGCGGCTCGCAAGGCGCAGCCGCCGAAGCCCTAAACGCGCTGGTGTCGACCGGCCAAGTGTCGGCGGAGAACCTGCAGCGCTTCGGCGCCGTCGCGGTTGATGTTCAGAAGGTGATCGGGCGCAGCGTGGCAGACACGGCCGCCGAATTCGCGGAACTGGGCCGGGCCCCGCTGGCCGCGCTCGACAAGATCAATGAGAAATACCACTTCATCACCGCGGCTACGTATGCCCAGGTAAAAGCGCTGCAGGATCAGGGGCGCGCCCAAGAAGCGGCAGATGTCGCTCAAAAGGCCTACGCCGATGGGATCGACCGCCAGCGGCAGAAGGTGCTCGACGCCTTGACTGACTGGGAGCGTGGCTGGATCCGGATCAAGGGCGCCGTCAGTGGCGCCGTTGATTCGGTGATCGACTTTGCCGGCGGTCGTGAGGCTAGTAACTTCGACAAGATCAACGGGCTGCTCGACGATCGCGCCAAGATCGAGGAGAGCCTGTCGCGCGCCCGAAAGCGCAATCTGCCGGCCGATATTGCGGTGTACGAAGCCGAGCTGGACGCGAACAAGCGTGCGATCAATGCTATTCGAGACAAGGACGGTGCAGCGAGGGCCGCGGCAAAGGCCGAGGCCGATGCGGCGCAAATTACTCAGGCGCGTAATAAATGGCTTGACGATGGCAACAAGTTCTTGAGCCGTCAGGCACAACTCGAGCGCGATTTGGAAAGGGCGCGCAACGAAGGCAAAGCAGCATTTGCAGACAAATCGCCGGCGGCACGCGAAGAGCTGATCGCAAAGCGTCTTGCAGATATTCGGAAGTCCTATTCCGACCTGTACAACGCCGGCATCGAGTCGAACATCGCTGCATTGAAGCGGCGCGACCAGGTTGCTGACGTCGTGCAGCAGCGTGAGCTGGCGCGAATCCAGACACAGCGTGCACTCGGCGACATGAGCGAGACGCAGGCGATCAACGCGACTGCCGATGCCGAGATCAAGGCTTTCGACAGGAAGGAAAAACTGCTCCAGGCGGAGCTAGCTCAAATAAAGCTGAAGGCGAACAGCCAGAAAGAGCAAGCTGACCTCGAAGGTCAGCTCGACGTGCTCGATGAGCAGCGAGCGAGTCGAAAGCAGCAGCGAGAAAACGATCTGGCACTTCTGCTGGATCGGCGCCGGCAGCTTTCTGACGCACTTGATCGTAGTGGCATCGTCGCCGCAACGGCAGAGCGTGACGGCCTGATCGCCCAAGTCGAAGCACAGTTCCAGTACAACCAAGAGATCGGGCTGAGCACGACCCAGGTTGCCGAGTTGCGAGCGGCGCGGCTGCAGAATGCAGCAGCACTCAAGGAAGAAGCTGCGGCAGCGCAGGACGCTATCCCAGGGGGCGAAGAGCTGGCGAAGCTTTATCGAGAACAGGCTCAAGCGCTGCGCGACCTCGGCGACGCGCAGACGCGTGGATCTTACAAGGATCAGATGGTCACGCAATGGCGCCTGGCCGTCGATCAGTACGGTCAAGTCTTCCAGCAGGGCTTTGCTGACATGCTGAACAACGGCATGGACGGCTGGAAGTCGTTCACCCGATCGCTCGTCACGACGTTCAAGACGACGGTAGCTGACTCGATCTACAAAATGTTCGCTCGACCGATCGTTGTTCAACTGGTCGGCAGCTACCTGGGTGTAAGCCAAACGGCGATCGCCGGCGAAATCGCGGGCCAACCAAACGCCTACGGGGTGACGAACGACAGCACGAACCCGATCAGTGCAGCTCAAGCAGCATCGAGTATGTACAAGGCGATTACCGGCGGCCTGAGCGGCATCCCTGATCTGATTGCCGGCGGCGTGCAAAAGGGCATGACAGCGGCGGGATACAACCCGCTGGCGTCTCAGGGCTACGCCACGGCGAGCGGCCAGGCGCTGACGCCAACCGCATACTGGGCTGGGCAGGTCGGCGGCACGCTTGCGGGCTATGGGATTGGCTCTACGCTGAATTCGGCGATCTCTGGCAAGTACGAAACTGGCTCAGGCGTTATGACGGCCGAGAAGATCGGCACTGCTGTTGCGAGTGCCATCTTCGGGCCCATTGGTGGCGCTGTTGCCGGCGCAATTAGCGGCCTTGCAAATCGCGCTTTCGGCATGGGCCCAAAGGAGATCCGTGACCAGGGCATCAGCGGCACGCTGTCGGCGTCGAGCCTGACTGGTCAAAGCTACTCGGCCTGGCATCAGGATGGCGGCTGGTTCCGCTCGGATAAAAACGGGACAGACACCAAAGCGCTGACCGATGCAATGGTCAAGCAGTTCACCCAAGGTCTTGCGGCGATCGAGTCGGCGTCGTCCGGCTTCGCGATGTCGTTGGGTGTGCAAGCGGACTGGATCAAGGACTATTCGAAAGTCTTCGATCTGAAGCTGACCGGCGACGCAAGCAAGGATCAGCAGGCCGTCACGGACTTCTTCAGTGGTATCGGCGACGAGATCGCGAAGAAGCTGGTCCCGAACCTGGGCGAGCTGTCGAAGTCGGGTGAGACCGCATCGGCGGCGCTCGAGCGGCTGGCGACAGACTTCCGCGGCACGGACCAGATCGCGCAGCTGCTGGGCTTCTCTGCCTCGCAGTTGTTCGGTGAGGCCGGCATCGGGTCTGCCAAGGCGCGCGAACAGCTGATCGACATGGCCGGCGGCCTGTCGGCTCTGTCGTCCCAAGCGGCGTTCTTCAACCAGAACTTCTTGACGGATGCGGAGCGGATCAAGCCAGTAGCCGAGGCGTTGGATAAGGCGCTGTCGAGTCTAGGCCTCAGCACAATCCCTGCCACCAGGGACGAGTTCAAGGCCTTGGTCAACAGCCTGATTACTTCCGGCGCCGCACCGACCGAGTCGGGCGCGAAGCAGTTGGATTCTCTGCTGGCCCTGGCGGAAGCATTCGCCCAGGTGCACCCGGCAGCGGATGCGGCGGCCGAAGCGGTCGACAAGGCAGCGGCAGCGATGCAGGCCGTGAAGGATGCAGCCAGCACGATGTTCGCCGGCGTCAACGACGCTTACTCGGCGCTGCAGAAGGTCGTGTCACGCGAGAAGTCGGCGATCCAATCGTCAGTCGACTCGCACACTGCTGCCCTCAATAAGCTCAAGTCGCTGTCGCAGTCCCTGCGCAGCACGCTCGACAGCCTCAAGTCTCCGGACCAGAAGGTGGCAGAGCGTGCGTTCGGCCAGGCGCAGATCCGCGCTGCGCTGGCGATTGCCAAGGCCGGCGGCCCGCTGCCAGATGCCGATAGCCTAAAGGACGCCCTGAGCGCGGTAACGCAGGACGCGAGCTCGCAATTCAGCTCGTACACCGACTACCTGCGCGACCTGTACCAAACCCAGGCCGACATCGCGCAGCTGGGCGACCTGACGGACGATCAGCTCACGGTGGAGCAGCGCTCGCTCGATGCATTGCAGGAGCAGATCAAGCGCCTCGATGACATCGTGGCAAATGGTCAAGCGCAGATCGATGCGCTGAACGGGCAGTCGGTTGCAACGCTGACCCTGGCGCAAGCCATGGCAGCGTTCCAGTCGTCGATCGGCTCGGCGCAGTCGAACCCGGTCGTGGGCGGCACGGCAACCATCGCCGGCTTCTACCAGGACCTGCTCGGCCGGGCTCCGGATCAGGCTGGCCTCCAGTACTGGCAAGGGGTATTGGCGAAGGGCGAAAGCCTCGATGCTATCCGCCTGGGTTTCATGAGCTCGCAGGAGTACAAGGATCACCAGCGAAAGCTGGGCATCCCTGGCTTTGCGTCCGGTGGCCTGTTCCGCGGCGGCCTGCGCATCGTTGGCGAGAACGGTCCCGAACTGGAAGCTACCGGGCCGTCGCGGATCTGGAGCAGCAACCAGACTGCGGCGCTGCTGGCGCGAGCCGGCGGCGGTGACAGCGCTGCACTGGTCGCTGAGATCAAGGCGCTGCGCGACGAAGTGCGTCAGTTCAAGGAAGCGAATAGCGCCGAGAACCGTGGCATCGCCAAAGGTACGCAGCAGGCCGGCGAGGCATTGGAGAAGTGGGATGCAACCGGCATGCCGGCAGAAAGGACTGCATGATTATTGTTGACCCCGTAACCCTGGGCGATGTGGCCTGTACACGCGCGTCGCCCAAGTGGGTATATGACCGCACCGGCACGCTCGTACAGGTGCCGGCCAACACTCTGGCTGTGACCTATGACCCGAGCGATCTGACGAAAGCGCCGTACGCACTGGTCGAGCCGGCCGCAACGAACCTGCTGCCGTACAGTGAGAGCGGCGACGCATGGGCGCTGGTTGGATCGACCCCGCCTGGCTACGCCTCAGCGGTCTCGTACGCTGGCAAGGCCTGCGCTAAGCTAACATTTGACGCGGCGATGACATCGGGCTATGCGAACTGCCGGGCAGAGCGCACCGGGACGACGCCCGCAGCCGTCACCGGGCAGGTTACGTACGCGTGGAGTGCTTTTGTCAGCCTGTCGAGGGCCCTTACCGGCACCGAGGAAATCGCCGTGTATTTCACCGGCCACAGCGGTTTCACGCAGGTTATTCTCAGCGCGTCTAACTCGGCACAGTTCGTGGGGCGCCTAAGCCGGATCTCAGGTGCAGGCCCGGACGGTCAGCCTGTAGGCAGCACTGGTGGCGTGTACCCGGTGGTGTTTCTCAATAGGGCCATGGCAGCACCCGTTGACGTGTACATCACCATGTGCCAGATCGAAACTGGTTCAGCGCCTTCCAGCTATGTCCAGACCGCTGGCGCAGCTGCCACCCGCCCTGCCGACGTCATTGGTGCCGGTGCCGGCCTGGTGTATTCCAACGTGACGATCGTCGAACCGACGTACAGCACGTCGACTACCTATGCCAAGGACGACAAGGTCTACGACCCCGCGACCCATAGCGTCTACCAGTCGCTCATCGCCAGTAACGTCAACAAAGCGCCAACCGACACGACCGCCTGGACGCCGCGAGGAGCTACGAACCGCTGGGCCATGCTGGACCAGTACAACAACACTCAGACGAGCAACCCTGACGAGGTCCTACTCGTGCTGTCGCCGCAAGCGATCAGCCAGGGCCTGTACCTGGGTAATCTGTTTGCCGACGAGGTGCGAATCAGCGTCGTCGACAAAGTGGAGGGCCGGGTATACGGTGAAACGAAATCGCTTGTCGAATTGAATTCGGGTAGCTCGTTCTTCAACTGGGCTTTCAAGCGAATCAAGCGCAAAGACTACTTCCTGACCCTGAGGCTACCGGTCTACGCCAACGCCCTGGTAACGATCAGCCTGCGCAAGATAGGCGGCACGGCCAAGTGCGGCATGTGCGCGATCGGCCCGGTCGAGGAGTTCGGACCAACGTTGAGGGGGCTGTCGACCGAGGGCAAGGACTACTCGAGCACGACCTTCAACTTTGACGGCACCAGTAGCACCGTAATTCGGCCGTACGCCAAGCGTATGAGCTGTGACGTCATGGTCGACAACGACCAGATCGACTACCTGCAGGCGCGTCTCTTTGAAATCCGGCAAAAGCCGGTCGTCTGGGTTGGTGGGCCGTACGGCAGCACGGCGGTCTACGGCCGGTATGAAAGCTTCAAGAACGTCATCCAGTACGCGACTCGCTCGCTCATGAATCTCACAATCGGAGGTGCCGTTTAATGGCGATCACCAAATTCCTCGATCCATCCTCGATGCCCGCGCGAACACAGGATCAGCAGACGTTCGATAACAACATGGCCGGCTTCATGCAGGACTTACCGGTCGCGCTCCAGCAAATCAACGCAACCGAAGCCAGCATGAACATCTCTGCTGCGGGCGGTGCCAACAAGGTCCCCTACAAGGTCGACCTGGGTACGACGATGGCGGACCCGACCGCTGGCTGGCTGCGGCTGAACAGCGCGACGCAAAACGCAGCCACTGCCATAGTTACGGATGTCGTCGGATCTGACAATATCGACTACACAAACCTGCTGAACACCTTCGACGATTCGACCAGTACAACATCGCTCGGCCAGATTCGCATTGAGAAAGCAGGCGATGCGTCGAAGTTTCTCGTGTTCAGCTTGACCGCGATGACCACGCCCGCCGGCTATCGACAGTTCACGGTTGCGTGTGTGGCATTTAGTGCAGCAAGTCCTTTCGCTCAGGCGGACCAGGTCGTGCTGTCCTTCCAGCGCACCGGCGACAAGGGCGATACCGGCAGCGCTGCTACGTTCCCGATTCTGTATGTACGCGAAGAGCAGCCCAGCGGCACGGCATCGTCCTCGGCAGGCGCGTTCGGCGTCGTACAGTGCGTGCTGAACACGGTGAAGGTCAACGAGATTTCTGGCGCTTCGCTGGCGAGCAATCAAGTCACGCTGCCGGCTGGCACATATGAATACGAGGGGACCACCGTGGCCTACGGCAGCGCCCTCACCCACAAGGCGATGCTCTACAGCGTAACGGACACCGCTTACACGGACTACGGCACATCGAGTTCGAGCAACAGCTCTTCAAGCGACACCTCGCGGGCGATCTTGCGAGGCAAGTTCACCATCGCGACGCCGAAAGTTTTCCAGCTGCGCCGCTACACCACTGGCAGCAGCGCAGGCCCGGCTCAGCCTGCGAGCGCCTCGGCCACGGAAGTTTATTTCGAGATTCTGTTCAAGAAGGTTGGATGATGGAAAACGTTCAATATGTAACATATGACGAAAACGGCAAGCTGGACGGTTGCTTCCTCCAGGTGCCGCCCGAGGATCACGCTGGCCGCATGATCGTGATCGAGGAGGCCTTGGCCGCCGACTGGGTCAATTACCGCGCCAATGATGCGCGCGACGGTATCGAGTTAGCGCCGCCCGCGCCGCCCGCGCCTGTGGCTGTACCGGAACAGGTCACCATGCGGCAGGCTCGGCTCGCACTGCTCGGCGCCGGCAAGCTGTCGCTGGTCGAAGCGGCCATCGACTCACTCCCCAGCCCGGAGAAGGAAACGGCACGCATCGAGTGGGACTACTCGAGCAGCGTCGTGCGCAGTCGGTCGCTGGTCGGCATGCTGGGCCAGGCGCTCGGTCTGGACGACGAGGCTCTCGACCAGTTGTTCATCACGGCGGCGGGGCTGTGATGCTGCGCGCCGCCTTCTACAAGGGCACGCACGCAGGCCTGCCGGGCATTTACAACCGCTTGGTGCGCTGGTGGACGCGCAGCCCGTATTCGCACGTCGAGCTGATTCTCGCTGACGGACCGAAGACAGGCTTCAGCTATGCCGCGTCGTCGTCCGCGATGGACGGCGGCGTGCGGTTCAAGTCGATCGAATTTGACAGGGCGCTGTGGGACATCGTCCCGCTGCCCGACCACATGGACGAAAACGCAGCCTGGTACTGGTTCATCAATCACGAGGGCCAGCCCTACGACCTGCTCGGGAACGTCCACTTCGTGCTGTCGCCGGTTGCTGATGACAAGCGGAAGTGGTTCTGCTCCGAGGCCTGCGCCGCGGCGCTCGGCATGCCGAATCCTGAACGTTTCGACCCTGGGACGCTGCACGCGGCGCTCAGCTTTCTCAACCAGCCCGCTCCGGCGGGTTTTTTTTATGGGCCGGCTCAATGCCAACACTTGATTTGACCGAGGCGCTCGCAACGGCCCGTATCGACATCGCGCGCCTCGAAGTCCAGGTCGCGCACCTCTCAACCAGTGTCGAAGGACTCCAAGAGAGCAATCGGCAACTGACCCTGAAACTGGATCAAGTGCTGCTTACTCTTTCGGAGGCCCGCGGCGGCTGGAAGACGCTGATGATGGTCGGCGGCGCTGCCTCAACGATGGGCGCCGGGCTGACTTGGCTGGTTCAGCACCTCCCGAAAGGATGACATGAAGACGATGAAGAAAAAGCTGCTGGCCTGGCTGCAGGTCGCGCGCAACAACGTGTGGGCCGTGCTCCTGGCGCTGTACCCGTTCGCCGATTCGATCCTCGCTTGGCTAGATTCCCAACTGCCGGTCCTACAGCCGGTACTGGGCGCGAACGCCTTTCGCTACCTGGGCCTGCTGATTGTGGTTGCCAAGTTCGCTCTTCAGGTCTGGCGCGGCTGGAAAGAATTTGGCGCCATGATGAATCACCGCGGGGGCGGGAGCTGATATGGCGATCGATCAGACCAAGAGGCCTGCGCGCCGCGGCCTGCTCGCCATCGTCGGCGCGACTGCGGCCGCGGCCTTGCTGGTGTTCACGCCGGCGCAAGAGGGCAGGGCGCTCAAGACCTATAGGGACATCGGCGGCGTGCTCACCTATTGCGACGGCGCGACGGAGAGCGCCCAAGCCGGTCGAACCTACACGTCAGCCGAGTGCGACGCCCAGCTGGATCGTGACCTCGAGCGGCACGCCGCCGGCATTGCGCGGTGCATTCCGATGGACCGGCTGACGGCCGGGCAAAAGGTGGCCTTCGTCGACGCTGCTTTCAATATCGGTGTCCCGGCATTCTGCGGGTCGAGCATGGCGCGCCGGATCAATGCCGGCGACGCGATCGGTGCTTGCGATGCGCTGCTGCTGTGGAATCGAGCGGGCGGCAAAGAGGTGCTCGGTCTGAGTCGGCGCCGCCAGCGTGAGCGCGAGCTGTGCCTAAAGGGGCTGACATGATCGCCGACCTCGCTACCCGCCTGGTGCCGTACCGCGGCCCTTTCCTGGCTGGTGCAGGGATCGCCGCTGGCGTGCTGCTGTTCGGCGCCGGCTGGGTGAGCAACGGCTGGCGGTTGGAAACGGCATTGTCAAAGCTGAAAACCGCGCAAGCAGTTGAGAAAGCGAACCAGGCCACCGGCGCGCTGACCACCCTGCAGGCAGACGCCGAAAAGATCCATCGGGCCGCCGCGGAGTACGCCGGCATCGAAACCATCCTCGCGCCCAAGATCGCGGCGCTCACCAAGGAGCTGCGTAATGCGAAACCTCTGCCTGTGGGCTGCGCTCCCACTCCTGACCGCGTGCGCAACCTCGACGCCGCCATCGACGCTGCCAATTCGGCCATCCCTCGATAGCGCGCTCGTGGCGCCATGCCCGGACGTCCCAAAGCCTGACGCCGCCGACTACGACGTCTGGCAGGCCTGGGCAATCAACCTGCTGCACCAATACGCCGACTGTGCCGCTCGCCATGCGAAAACGGTTCAGGCTTGGCCTAAGTAGGTATAAACAAAATAACACCTGCTAGGCAAGTCTATTGAATAACATACGCTACTCGGCCAGCCGCACCCGGGCGGGTCGGAACAGCAAGCCTGCGGTCGTGATGCATGTCTAGTTTATGCAGATAATGACGTAATAGTTGTAACCACATTGGTGCCCCCCTTGCACTCCAACGTGGTAAAGATGGCCAACTCTCGTCCCGCAGACGCTTGCTGTGTATGCTTGTGGATCAGCACCGCAGTATTGACGTGGTTGAAAAAGCTGAGTCGTCCAAATGTCTCGTTCGCCGATACTGAGCATAAAAATACTTGGCTTGGCCAGTACTTTTGTTGCGTCTTCAGTTGCGGAAAGCTGCTTTCCCTGAACAACAATAGGCTCACTATTTAAATGTTTTATAGGAAATTCGGACGATGTTGGAGATGCCTTCATAAGTTTTTCATTTACTGGTTGTGCTGACTGCTCCATGCTTGTACAACCCGTTAAAAATGCGATACCGAATATCCCTGACAACAATAGCTTTAGAAGTATATGCACGTTCATTTTGGTGCCTCTTATTGTTTGACTGTAAACTTATAACGTGGGACATAGACCATTAAATGAATTAACAACTAAGTGGTTTTAGGTAGCGATTTGCGTAAGGTGGCCCAGTTGACGTGGACAAACAAGTTGTGGTCCATGAATTTGTCTGTGCGAATTAGGCAAGTCACCATAATACAGAAGATATTTGTCTAGACTTTGATTTGCATCAATTTGCGCTAGATTAACGTCTTGTTTGCGAAGTCGAGTTAAATACATTAGGGTCTTGTATTGATTGTGATTCGTCTATGCCGTTTAAAATGGTGTTAAAGAAATCAATTCTGACATGCAAATATTTTGAATGGCTACACATACTCCAACGCTGAAGTTAGGGTTGCCAATAATGGCGTAATGCTGACCACAATAGGATAAGAATGCAAACGGCAATTAACGTAGCGAGAATTATTGCAAGTAGCGGCACAGTAGAAGCGTCGCCTTGGCGCGTCCGCTGTAAAGACTTGTTCAGATCATCAGGCTTTAAATGCTCATCCGACTATGATTTCATAAAAATCCATCAATATAACCTTTAGCAGCTGCTCTCTCACAAATGGTCATGAGGTGACTGTACAGATTAAGCGCCTGTTCGAAGATACTTACGGCGCTGGCTTCTTCGTAGCGGTCTGAATTGCCACCGATTTGCCATCTCGACAAGCCCGTACCTCCGCAAGCAATTTTTCAGCCCGCTCTTGATGATGCTGAATGGCTTTTTTGAGTTCGGCAGGAGTTTGATATCGCGGAGCACCCTTTTTATTCATGTCGCATATTGTGTAGGTTGTAAACGAAGTTAAGGATATATCCATATGTCCATATGGAAATTATGTGGCAGTTGCTTGTTGTTTGTTTAATACCGGTCAAGTTCGCCCTTTGAATCCATTTCAAGGTTCGCACTAGTTAATGCATCGCCTCTGCCCTCGGCAATTATCTGAGCGACTAGAGCGATCCGGTGTCTCTCTTCCGCTTTGGACACAAGACGCGTAGTAACAGTTTTGGTGGCAGCGCCACTACCGATTTGTCGAGTTTGGGAGCGGACATGACAGCGACGTTTTCCTACTGGGGAGGCCATACATCCACAATAAAATCCTTCACGGGAGTTTCGACTTTTCATTGTTGTGTATCCAAAAGAGTTAAGAATGGTTTAGAAGTGCCGGCAGGTCGAGCCAAGATCTTGGTGGATCGTCATTGACAGACTTCGGTAGCATGAGCCGTGCGGCGTAATAGCTCATCCTCATATAGTCTTTGACCTTAACTTTCGAGTTATTGAGCTACCTCAACAATGGGGGCATGATGGTCCAGTGTTCCGCCAACCGCGCTGTGATGTACGTCCGTATGTCGACAGAGCGCCAGGATTACTCGACCGATCACCAGCGTGCGAAGATTCGGGAGTACGCTGCCGCTTGTGGCCTACGCGTCATTCGTGAGTATGTCGATGATGGGAAGAGCGGTCTCGACATCAAGCGACGTGCTGGCCTGCGGTCCCTAATGAACGATGTTCAGTCAGCGCAGCCTGACTTCAGCCACATCATCGTTTACGACATCAGTCGCTGGGGACGGTTCCAGGACATTGATGAGGCTGCGTACCACGAGCACACTTGCCGACGTGCTGGCATCGAAGTGGTGTACTGCGCTGAGAAGTTCGCCAACGACGGGGGGCCGTTCACGTCGCTTCTGAAAAGCATGAAGCGGGTCATGGCCGCAGAGTACAGCCGGGAGTTGTCCGAGAAGGTGTTCGCGGCCCAGTCCCGATTTATCGAGATGGGGTTCAAGCAAGGTGGGCATGCGGGATTTGGGCTTCGGCGCCTCGCTTTGAAGGCCAATGGAACACCGAGAGCGATACTAGAGTACGGCGAACAGAAAAGCTCTACGACAGACCGTGTGATTCTTGTCCAGGGACCAGAGGGCGAGATTGCTACGGTTCGGCGGGTCTATTCGCTCTACCTGGACAAAGGCTTGAGCCAAGCGGGCATCGCGCGAGTACTCAACAGCGAGAATATTCCTAACGAATTTGATCGGCCCTGGACTCAAAACATGGTCAACTCCCTGCTGACCAACGTCAAATACTGCGGCGCTCTCGCGTTCAATCGCTGTTCATCCAAGCTCTCCAAACCACGAAGGCGTAATGCCCCTGACAAGTGGGTCGTGAACCTGGCCGCGATCGATCCGATTGTACCGCCGGCGCTTTTTGAAGCCGTGCAGGTTGAGCATGCACGCAGAATGCGACGTTACTCTGCTTCTGAACTAATTTCGCTTCTTCAGGCTTGCTACCGACGGCACGGTAAGGTCAACGCGCAGATCATTGCGAAAGACCCCAACATGCCAGATCCGCAGCTGTTCTCCCGAGCATTTGGCTCGCTAGTACGCGCATATGATGCGGCTGGGTTACCGCGCTCCCTCATGTACGCATTCGTTGACACGAAAAAGAAGTTGCTGCCGATTCGGGAGAGCATATTTTCACAAGTGGAGGTGCTGGCCCATGCAGCTGGCGCCACTACCGAACGTATGCGAGCCCCCTTCACTTTGAATTTAAATGGCGACTTGCGTGTTCGTGTGGAGGTGGCTGCAATGCGCAGGCCCAAGGGCGCTTCACCGGATTGGAGAGTCACCAGAAAGGTCGGCATACACTTTGTCATCACAAGCCGAATACACGGCGATACAGGCGAGTGTCTCGACTACTTCTTGATACCCGTAGATGCCATGGTAACTAGAACCATGTACCTAAGGGACTCGAACCTTGATCGCTACTCATCGTGGCGTTTTACTTCTCTAAGCGAGATGTTTGGGATGGCTGTAGGCGGAGGCCAGGAGCCACCATGCTGAAGCCCTGTGCTGCCCGTGCTGCGCTGTACGTCCGCGCATCGACCGAACACCAGAACTACTCGACGGAGCATCAAGAGGCCGCTTTACGGGAATACGCGGAGTAGCATGAAATGGAGGTCGTCACTGTCTATCGGGACCAGGGGCGCAGCGGGTTGACCCTTGATGGTCGAGAAGGGCTTCTCCAGTTGCCGGCCGATATTCAGTCGGGCCAGGCCTCGTTTGAGCATGTTCTCGTGTACGACATCAGCCGATGGGGCCGCTTCCAGGATGTCGACGAAAGTGCGTATTACGAGTACGCCTGCCGCCGAGTCGGGATCTCAGTCGCCTACTGCACCGAGTCATTCATCGATGATGGATCGCCATTGGCCGCGGTGCTGAAAGGACTCAAGAGGGCGATGGCAGCTGAGTACAGCCGCGAGCTGTCCGGCAAGGTCTTCCGTGCCCAGTGTCGGCTAACCATGGATGGGTTCAAGCAAGGCGGCACCGCTGGATACGGGCTTAGGAGAGTTGCGGTTTCGTCAGCGGGAGATTGGAAGGGAGTGTTGCAGAGGGGGGAACGAAAGAACCTGCCAACCGATCGCGTTGTCTACACCAAAGGACCGGACAACGAAGTCGAAGTCGTCAAGCGTATCTGCGCCATGTACATCGAGGAGCTAATGGCAGACGTCCACATAGCTGCCAGGCTCAACGCTGAGGGCGTCACCTATGAGCACAGTGGCACGTGGAAAGGTTTTCATGTGAAGGGCATTCTGACAAACGAAAAGTACGCTGGAGTGCTCGTTTTCAATCGCAGTACTCAGCGGCTTAGAAGCTCGAGGCGTCCAAATGATCAGTCCAAATGGGTAAGGCACAGTAGCAGCTTCGAGGGAGTCGTAACGCCCGAAAGGTTTGAAGAAGCCCGCGCCGAGCGTAGACGACGACGTAAGCATTGGACAGATGATGAGATGTTGGATGGCCTTAGACAAATACTTGTCACACACGGCCGGGTAGACGCAGACCTCATAGATGCATCCGTTTTTCCTTCTGCTAAAACTTACGCTGAGCGCTTCCGCGGTCTCGTTGGCGCATTTGCCGCTGCCGGCGTATCTGGATCGCAATTTTCATGTAGGACGCTGACTGGGTTCTACATACGTTGTGTGACCAGAGACACATTAATCGAGGTCGAACGCTGTGCGATGCGAGCCAATGCGACGTTCGAGTGCTTGTCTCCTCGGACATATCGGTTGAACGGCGTTGTCGCGCGCGTTTTGTGTACCAGGTGCCGTTACGAGCGCAGCCACCCGTGTTGGAAGGTCACCCTTCGACATGAGTTACCCGTCGATTTCGTGATTTGGGTGCGAATGGATGAGTCCAATCAGCATGTGGCTGATATTTATTTGTTGCCTGTCGCAGCGTTCCCCGAACACAAATTTCTTTGGCCATCAACACGAACATTGCCAAGGTATGAGCAGTTCCGCCACTATTCAATCAAAACTATGTTTGGTTGTATCTAACGATTTCTGAAATTGGTCTAATGTGAACTAACGAAATTAGGTCGACCGATTTCAATATAGCTACTCCAAGCGAAAGCCGCTAACACAAACGTCTGCTTCCGACTTAAAGTGAACATCACGCATTCACTTAAGCTTCATCTTGATTTCATTTTTCTGACAAAACTAGAAGCAAATCCAGTCTCAGGATTTCCAAAGCTAGCGCGAAGTCGCAAGGTCGGGTTTGGCTCTATAGCAAACTTGACCTCATTAGCGGTAGCTTATTTGTCAAGCGTATGATTTCTCTGTCGACATCTTCTGCGGCCCGGCTGTCGCAACGGCTTCTTGGTAATGAAAAGGCCTTAGGTTGCTTGCCCCGTCTAGTCATCCGCCGCAGAATCTGTAATTTAAGTCGGCTGATAAGAACCTCGTACACGTAAATCCATTTTCTGCGCATCCAGATTGTGGTTGTCGTGTTGTATCGTAATACGATGCTGCTTCCCATCAGGGATGCCCAGTGTAAATAGGTACGATAATTGCATCGGGTCACTGGTCATCGCTTCTTCGTCTGTCCAGCATATAAGATTGCCGTCAAGCCATACAGAAAGCTGCATCCATGGGTCGCCAGGCCTATAATTTCCAGACTGAACAGTAATAGTGAATTCGGCTTTTGCTGGGCCTTTATACGCTTCAGTCACATATTCCACTCGTCCACTGGCTCCGTAATGAATAATGTCATCGAACTCTATAGGTTGAGGCGGCTTCGGTTTTTCTGGGGCGAAAAAATTTGAAGACCAATTTCCCGCAGCGCCAGCTTGGCCACTTGCAATACCTATTATTGGTTGGTCTACTTGATCTCGCGTGAGTAGTAATTGAACTTCGCCAATAAAATTCTCATTTACACTGAACAGGTCATTGGCTACTTTCCCACCTTGTAGCTGTAATTCTGTTTGCGACAGGTTGCCAAGACCGGCTGGCGGAGCCCACTGAATGTGTAGTATCGCGGACATTTCAGTCGCGTTTGTAACCCAACAGTGCAAGCCTGGCGCTCGCGTAATCATACATTGCGACCAAGCATTAATGACACTGTCGGGTGTCGAAACCATTAAAATGTCCCGCGCTGTTGATAGATTTTGGTTGTAAGCCTCTTTGGTATATAGCGTCTCGCGCTTTTCGCTGAAATCATGATAATCACCGTCAAAATACTCGGGTACATGAGCAGCAAAGTCCTTCTTGTATTTCTCATAGTTGTTTTGATCAATAATTCGTAACCAATTCATTTTCAAATCTAGACGATCACTTATTTTTGTCACAGTTGCTGCGGAAAGAACTGCGTCACATTCCGAAGCCGTTTCTAAAACTGTGGTTGGCATAATCGTCCCCTTCGCAGTGATTGACGTTAATAGGAATCAGCGCACATGACACCTCAACTGAGCTTACAACTGTTTATGAAGCGAGTGAAGTATTTTTCGAAGAAAATCGAGCATTATTTGATTTCGCTCAATGTGGTTTAATTTTTCATCTTATGGCCTTTGTCGACCGTGCCTTGCAAATTAGATACCTAAGAATTTTAATGCAACAATGTTATTCTGTTGAAATGGGGCATTTATCAATATTGGATAAGCCAACTTATTGAAGTTGGTTCAACACTCTTTGAAAAGCAAACATAATGGCTTTGGGGGCAATAGGTTGACAGGACAGACATTTTCCGCTTCTGGCCGATCGCGGAAAGTTAGAACGACCGGTGTGCGATAGTGTTTTTAGGCAAGTAATGGCTTGGCGATCTAAGCTAAAGGCTGCGCTATTCATTCAAAGTCACCCTAAGTAAATCAAGGGGATATGCTCGTCACGTCAGCAGGCGAATAGCGCAGGCAAAGATATGCAATTAACTGATTTGAAAGCATAAAATAACGATCGAGTGTCTGACTTCTAAGCTGAGGGTCGCTGGTTCGAACCCAGCTGGGCAGGCCAAGCATTTCCTCTCTGCTAGCGAACGACGCTACCGTATCGTCCATGATAGTGTCCATCCCGACAAGACCTGTCGGATGACATGAGGAGGGGCCATGCCGTTTTGCCGTTTGCCGTGGTCCGCCACCGCGGGGCGCATCGCCTTGCTGGCGGCGCTGGCCATATCG